AGCGTTTTGCAAATTGATGTTGAGCAATGCCCGGAAGCGAATGTATAAGTTCGCGAACCTTTTTATCCATTTTGTGAATGTTGAGCAATAAATCTATGCTCTCTGGAGTGCGTAAATAAAACGCCGGAAAACCGTGAATATCAAAGTCCAGATGAACAGCATATTCACTGTTGAAGCGATTGCGATATATAGAATGATAGTCATTCGGCTGTTTGAAAAAAAGTTTTTGTAAAGAGTCATATTTCATCTGCTGCTACCACCTAATAAATGCAAATATAAGGGAGATTTATCATTTTACAATTGAAATTCCAATGTAAGATGTTAATTTAAGGCTATTTTATCATCTTTCGCAGTAAAATATACCGGAACATGTTAATTTTTGCTCTTTTCAACTTTTTGCCCCACAGCGGGGCTTTTTCTGGTTAGAATGAATAATATTCAAAACAGGCGAATAATATTCAAAAAGCGGACATGATAGGACATCTTTACCTCGTACTATTGACAAAAGTAAGTTGCCTAAGTAAAGTAGAAATAGAGACAAGAATATATGTTTGCAGAGGAGAATGGGTATGGAAAAAAGCAATTACAATGATGACTACAGTCCTTATCTCAAAGTGCTGCGCCCAGACGTTTGTCATAAATGCTTGCAAACCGGCGCGCTTTTACCGTCAAAAGGCAGAAGCTTATCTGTCCGAGCTTACTGTACAAATCCCAAGTGCGAGCTTTATAAAGAGGAATGGACGATTCCTGCTGGAATATTTGAATTCCTATTTTATCTGACGGAACACCAGCCTGATGAATGATTTAGAATTGCATAAATTTGTAAAGTTCATCCGGCGTGGATATGTTCTCGTTCAAATAGTTAATGATAGCGGTATTTAGCAAATCGAATTGTTCCTGAAGGCCTTCATTATTGAATATTTCAGGCGGACAATTTATGCGTGTTTGCAGATACAGGGCGTATTCGCTGCTATGGGTTCCATCTCGTCCGCTCTCATTATCAATCCTTACCAAAGAGACAATTCCGAGTTTGTGGAAAAAGAAAAATGAATTTAGAGGAAGAATTTGACGATATTCATTTGTAAATACAAAGTCGGCAGTTTCCAGTACAACATCCGGAAAACCGCTTTCAGCAGGAGAAAGAGAGGAAAGCGGTTTCCAAGGTATCTCACCTGCGGTGGTTTTTTCTATAAGTGTTTTGGTGAAATTGAAGACCTGATCGAGAATCATAATTGATAATCTCCTTTCTGAAAGATAAAAGTAACATCACATATTCTCTGGCTAAAGGCATTCCAGTCTTTTTGTTGATCGGATAAATTAGCAGAATCACTAATAAGCTGGTTAAAGTCGGAAATTACTTTCTTATCTTCGTCGCTGAAATTTCTCAACTTAGCTAAATTTTGAGCAAGTGCCATGGCATTTCGCAGCTCGCTGAATGTTTTCTTACCGGTAAAATGTTCGTTATCAATTTGCTTTTGGCAACGTCTCAGTTTTTTCATCAAGTCAGGTCGGCTATCATAAAAAAGTTTCTTGTTGAACTGTTCTATTACTTCATCTTCGAGAGTTTTGATTTTCTTCTTGTTTTTATAACTTAGACGTAACGAAAAAATCGAAATAGCCGAAGGAATAAGAGCAATAATCCACCCCACAATGGTAACCCAAAGCGGTGTTCCTGCGGGTTCACTAACCGAATCGAGAATTGTTATAGGTATTGGACTTGGCAACATTTCATCACCTCTTAAAACTTAGCTCGAAGCTCGACGACCTTACCGATGACGCGGACAGGGAGACTTTCTATTTCTGCATTTGAATAGTACATAGGCTCGTAGGCCGGATTGTTGGGAATCAACATGATGCCTTCGGGCCCTTTTTTTATGCGCTTTACTGTAGCCTCGTTGCCGTTCACGAGGACAATCGCGATGTCACCGCTGTCGCAGTCATCTTGTGCGCGAACAATCACAACATCGCCGTTTGATATTTTTGGCTCCATACTGTCACCTTTGATTTGCAGCGCGAAGAAGTCACCTTGTGCTGCCATTTGAGGAGAGATTTCCTCGTAATCGATAATATCCTCGACTGCTTCCAATGGGATACCTGCAACGACAGTGCCGAGGACAGGAATCCATTTAGAACCATCTTTACTGGATTTAAGACTTTCTGTATATGTATTGTTTTGAACTGTATCTCGCCCCAAAAGATAATCGACAGACACGCCGAAAAAATCTGCTAACCGCTCCATAACCTCAAACTTTGGCTCACGGGCACCAGCTTCCCAGTTACCGACAGTTGATTGTTTTACACCGATTGCATTTGCAAAGCCTTGCTGAGAATAACCCGCTTTTTCGCGAAGCTCTTTTAGACGAATTTGAAACATTTTCCCACCTGCTTTCAAACACATTTAATCACACATTGTATTTAATTACAATATGAAATAACGCTTGACTCAAAATAATTTCATTTTGTGTTGACAAACACGTTTTGAAATGCTATAATTAACACGAAATGAAATAAAAAGTGGTTGGAGGTGATGATATATGCGTTTTTGGCTTAAACAAATTCGTGAGCAGATGGGGCTGACAACTGCTGAGGCAGCAAATCTGTCGGGCATTTCTCAGAGTTACTATTCGTTGATTGAGAATGGTACGCGTGGAAATCCGCTGAATGTAGATATTGCCAAGAAAATTGCATCTGCTTTGAATTTTGAGTGGACACAGTTTTATGATGATGAATGAGCTGTGATGCAGAGGTGAGAGGAGGGGAGAACATCAATGATTTTTTGTTTGTGTGTGCTGACTTTTGTTGCGATACTCTCAATCGTTTTGATTGGGAAAGGAAAAAGAGTGGCTATGGCTATTTACAGCGTCGGTGTGATTTGTCTATTTGTGCTTGCGTATCTCGCAATTCACGGCTCATTTGCCTAAGCGCATTTCATTTTTTATTATTGTAACGTCAATTCGACAAATTCGCAACCCGCCCCGCAGCCTTGCCCCATGCCGCCCGGAACTTACCTCCCATGATTTCATTTTGTTTGCGCCGAAGTGATTATTTTCTTGTCATTGAACGGGCGGCAGGTGGGAGGGCTGCGGGAAAGAGACCAAAGGAAAGGAGTAGAAAAATGGAACAGTATTACACACTGCAGGAAGTGATGGCGCGACTGAACATCTCGCGCGATACGATTATGGGGCTTATCAGAAAAGGGAAGATTCCCGGCACGATCAAGCTCAGCAATGTTTTTCGCATCCCGGAAAGCGGCATCCAGCGCTTTTTGGAAGCCCAGACCGTGCAGCCGCGCAAGCCGTTCTACGTGCCGCGCCAACGCAAACAGACCAACAGCAAGACGCCGGGCACGGCGAACGCAGGTTGGGCGCCGCTGACCATGGACGTATTCAAGAAAGGGTGATTTTGTATGATTTTAGTCAAGCTGCTCGGCTTTGCGATGCTGATCGGGACGGTCATGGGGTCCGTGCTCGGGCTCCAGAGCGTTATCGACCGGCTCGTCGCCGCGCAGCGCAGGAAAAGAAAAGCCGCACGGTCGTGCGGGAATATCGTGAACATCAATGCGTACAGAAAAAGAAAGGAAAGAAACGCATGAATCTGTATCACAAAGTAGAAGCCGCCTTCGACGGCATGGCAGACGCGTTGAAAGCGGCGATGAACGTCGCGGAGAACAGCGAAGAAACGGAGCTGTACAGCGACCTCGCCGACGATCTCGCGGATTTGCGCGACGATGCCCAGAGCCTTTACGAAAAGCTCATTCAAAAGAAAAATGCCGCTTCGGCTGTTGCAGCAGTCGAAACGGCGGAAGAGTCAGATAAACACTCTGATTTGAGTATAGACAAAATTCTTGAGAATGTCAAGGGGGCTTACTTGATCGTAGAACTGTTTGACGGAAAAAAGCCGGTGGTACACAGTAAAATCAGAAATAAGCACGATGTAATCGAGATGTATTCTGCCGCTGTAGAGGCCTTTATGGAGAAAGGTGCGGAAAATTTTGTGTTTCCAGAAGAGATGGTAGAAGCCCATAAAAAAGGTGCCAATCGCTCTCTTCTCAAAATGGCTGATAAAGTGCAGCAAATTCTTGAAGATATAGTCAAGGGGGAACGGAAATGAAACTGCTTAGTTTGAAACTGGAAAACTTTATGGGCGTGAAGACGTTTGACTTTGCGCCCCATGGGCAATCGGTGACGGTCCTCGGCGCGAATGACAGCGGCAAAAGCACGCTGGAAACTGCTTACTGGTGGCTGCTCACCGGCAAAAACGCCGAACAGAGCACGGATTTTGACGTTTATCCTTACGGGGCCCCGGAGGGCGTGGAAGCGTCCGTCATAGGAGAATTTGAAGATGATAACGGCGATACATTTACCTTGACCCGTACATATAAGCGCGAGTTTACCCGCCGTAAGGGCGACGTGGAATCGGTGTTCAAGGGCAACAAGACGTCGTATCTCATCAACGGCGTACCGGAGACGCAAACAAAATTTAAGGCGTTTGTCGCGGAACATATCGCCCCGGAAGACAAACTGTTGGTGCTCGGAAAGCTCCATTATTTTGCCACAGACATGAGGTGGGACGCACGCCGCGCGGTGCTGCTGGACGTTTTTGCCCCGCATTTGAGCGACGCGGACATCATCAAAGCGCACGAAGAGCTTGCCCCGCTCGGCGGGTGGATCGGCGCAATGACGACCGTTGACGACATGGCGCGTCAGGCGAAAGCAAAACGCCGAGAATTAAATGCCGAGCTGAACGAGATCCCCGCACGCATCGACGAAGCCGAGCGCAGCAAACCTGATCTGCCGCCGGAGAGCGAACGACCCAGCACAGCGGCGCTTATGAAAGAAAAAATGAAGCTTGTCAGTGAGCTGGAAGGATTGAAATCTAACGCGGATGCAGCGGCAATCCGTACGAGGATTGCCGAGCAGAAAGCCAAAGCCGCCGAAGCGAAGGCAGCATACATAAAAGACAGCACGTCCGGTAGCACGACGATCTCCCGACAGGCGGAAACGCTCCGAGAACGTATTCGCCGCGCAGAAGAAAAGCAGATGCAGCTTGAGAGAGACTACAAGGCGAATGTCTCTTTGAAAGAGAGCTTTGAGAAGGAACTCAACGAGCTCAGAAAACGTGCGGTCGATAACCATAATGAGCAGTTTCCGACAGATCAAACAATCTGCCCGACCTGCGGACAGATCCTCCCAAAGGAACGCTTGGAGGATCTGAAGGCCGAATTTAACACGCGTAAAGCCCGGCGCGGCGATGAGATCACGAAAAAAGGGCTTGAACTGAAAGCTCTGTGCGAATCTACGGCGCAGCGTGTAAACGAGTTTGCGGCAGAACTGAAGGACATAGAGATGCATTTGCAGTCCGACAACGAAATGCTTCGCGGTCTGACCGCAAGCATCGTTACACCGTCTGCATGGGAGACTACCGTCGATGCAATGGCATACGATACAGAGCTCCATGAGCTGGAAGCGAAGCTGACAAAAGCCGAACAGACGACGGATGAAAGATACTTTGCCGCACAGAAGCGCATGGACGAGCTGAATGCACAGCTCGCTTCCGGCGATACCCGCGCAGCTGTCGAAGCACAGATCAAAGCGCTCGACAAGCGCATCGAGGAGCTGAAAGCACACGAAACATACCTCGGGCGACAGCTTGCCGAAACGGATCAGCGCATTACCTTGGCGGAACGTTTTGTGCAGCTTCAGGCGGCGGACATTGAGGACAAGATCAACGCAGGCTTTAAACGTGTGCGTTGGGTTATGTTTGACCGACAGGTCAACGGCGGTATTGCACCGTGTTGCCGAGCAACGGTGCAGAGCAACAAAGAGGACGTTTATACCGCATACGAGAGCAATACAAATACCGCGCGGCAGTATAACGCCGGGTTGGACATCATCGCGGCGCTTTCCGAAGCGATGGGCTTACATTTACCGGTCTGGGTGGATAATGCGGAAAGCTGCACGAAATTGGAAAACATCAAAAATCAAACGATCCGCTTGCAGGTTGCGGCAGAACACAAAAAAATCAAAGTGGAGGCAGACAAATGAGCGAATATTCGAAAGATAACGAAACGATCACCGTGCCGGTAACCGGCAAACCCGTTTCAATCTGGAGCGGCGAGCTGAAGAATATCATTTACGCCATTGATGATAAAATCGTTCGCGCGTTGCGCACAGCGTTGGAAAATCGCACTGGGTTTGAAGTCAACGCAAAGATCACATTCGCGCCGACGCAGCACAACGGGCAGACCTTGTTTGCCGTAACCTACAAAACAAACCATAAATTTGACCCGATACAGGTCGAAGACAAAGCGGCTCTGAATGACTTTTTGCCGGTGGCGATCGATGAATACGGGCAGCTTGTCATCCCGGACGATGCAGAATATCAGACAATGCTTGACGACTAAAAGGAGAAACAACAAATGAACAACAATCTTGCAAAAATCGACCAGTTTAAAGGCGTGCTGAACAGCCAGACCATTCGCGCCCAACTGAAAAACAGCTTGAAGGACAAAGCGGGACAGTTTATGAGCAGCATGATTGACCTGTATTCCGGCGAAACGGCGCTCCAGAACTGTGACCCGGAAAAGGTGGCGCTGGAATGTGTCAAAGCAGCCGCGCTTGACTTGCCGCTTGTAAAATCTCTCGGCTATGCGTATGTTGTGCCGTACAAAAATGTGCCGACATTTACAATCGGATACAAGGGCCTCATACAGCTTGCGCAGCGTACCGGACAGTATAAAGTCATCAATGCCGACGTGGTGTACGATGGCGAGCTTCGCGGTTTTGATAAGCTCTCCGGCATCCCGGATATTTCTGGCGAGCGTATCTCGGATACAATTGTCGGCTATTTTGCATACTTTAAGTTGCTCAATGGGCACGAGCACGTCTATTACATGAGCAAGCCGGATATGGAGGCTTACGCGGAGCACTACTCGCCGAGCTACAACAGCAAGTACAGCCCGTGGCAGACCGACTTTGACAAGATGGCAATGAAAACAGTCCTACGCCAGCTCATCAGCAAATGGGGCCCGACCTCTACGGAGATGCAGAGGGTCGAAGCACTCGACGATAAGGGAAAAACACCTGTGCAGGAGATGCAGGATAAAGCCAACAAAACCATGATCGACATCCAGGTCGACGAGAACACCGGCGAAGTGATGAACCCGGAGGCGTTGCCGGTACCCGAAGAATCCATGCCGGAAGAGGCACCGTTTGTGCCCGGTTTTTAATTGATCTCGGTCAAATGCCTGGCATCCGGCAGCGCAGGAAACAGCTACGCCGTGGACGATGGAAAAAGCGTCCTGCTGCTGGAGGCCGGCATCAGAAAAAGGACGATACTCGCGGGGTATATGGACTTGCTTATGCGTGTGCAGGGGTGCCTTATCACACATGAGCACCAAGACCACGCCAAATCAGCACTTGGCTTGCCGATGGCGGGCGTTGATGTTTACGCGTCGGGAGGGACGTTTGCCGCGCTGAACGCCAAGAAAGACCGCCGAAACTACCGCTTACACAGTATCAAAGCGGGTGAGCAGTTTACACTCGGCACGTGGACGGTGCTGCCGTGGGAAGCGCAGCATGATGCTGCGGAGCCGCTGGGTTTCCTCCTGTACTCGAAAGAGACGAGGGACAAGCTGATCTTCGCGACAGATACTTACTTTATTCCGAATACATTTCGCGGTCTGACCTATATCATGGTCGAATGCAATTACGACCGAACATTGTTAGACCGCAATATCAGCGCTGGGTCTGTGCCGGAGTCTCTCCGGCCGCGCCTTGTGCGCAGTCACTTTTCACTTGATAATGTCCGAACATTTCTTACCGCCAACGATCTTTCAACCGTGCAGCGTATTTACCTATTGCATGTATCAAATCAAAACGGCGACAAGGACGCATTCAGGCGCGACATCGAAGCCCTGACCGGCATACCGGTCACCGTATTTTAGAGGAGGTGAGCCGAACGGCCGGAAGACGTCCTAAAAAGGGGCTCGACTGGTTCAAGAAAGATGTCAGCTATTATGAGGATTTTAAGGTCATGGACCTTATCAATGAGTACGGCCCTTTAGGCAGCACGATATTTGATTGCATCCTTTGCATGATATATCGTGAGGGATATTACCTTGAGCTGCCGATTGATAAACTGTGCCTCGCAGTCGTGAAGTCGATCGGCAGCAAATGGGTCAAAAAACACCAGGTGATGCAAGTCATCCAGTATTGTGCGGATATAGGCTTATTCGATAAAAGCCTCCTCGCGCGATCTGTGGTAACCTCTGCGGGACTCCAGCGTCGCTACGCCGATGTGACCTCGAGGAACAAGGTGGATAAATCCTTATATTGGTTGATCGACGATGACGGTCAGCTCTTAAAAACTGTACCCCAAAATGCTATTTCTGATACAGAAAAGCGCATTTCTGCAACAGAAATCCCAATTTCTACCGCAGAAATGCAACAAGAGACAGAAGTAAGAAAGAAGAATAAGAGAGAGAGTCATAGAGCGGCTTGCGCCGCGACTCCCTCTTTGGCTGAAGTTAAGGCGTATTGTGAGGAAAAAGGTTTTACCGTTGACCCGGAGCGATTTTGGAATTATTACGAGACGTTAGGCTGGGAAATCAACGGACAACCGGTGCGAAGCTGGAGAGCTCTACTCGGTAACTGGAGTTTATCCGAGCGGTGGAAGCCTCCGAAGCACGAACCGTCTTATGATCTTAGTGAGTACGAGAAATATGATATCTTCGCGGCAGCGAAGGCAAAAGGTGAAGTATGAAAATCAAATTTATAATACCGGGCGAACCGCAGGGCAAAGCCCGGCCGCGTGTAGTGCGGATGAAATCCGGGCGCAGCATGAGCTACACGCCCGATAAAACCGTGGCGTATGAGGAGCTTGTGCGGCAACGCTTTTTAGCGGAGGCACAGGGTAGGCGCTTTGCCGATGATGCACCGATCGATATAATCATCACGGCGTTTCTGGGCATTCCGAAGAGCGCCAGCAAGCGAAAGCAAATGCTGATGACGAGCGGCGCACTTTTCCCGCTGAAAAAGCCGGACCTGGACAATATGATGAAGATCGTGTGCGATGCCTTGAACGGCATTGCGTATAAAGATGACGTGCAGATCGTGAATGCGAAGATCTGTAAGCGATGGTCATCGGAGATGCCGAGCGTATGGGTGACGATCTGCGGCACCGAAAGAGAGGGTGAAAACGATGAACGTAAAGAAGTATGATCCAGATCCGGTAAAGCGGACAAGCACAGCAGCAAACGTAAGACATCGCCGCACAGGCTGCCGTGGTTGCATCTACCGGCGTGACAATACGTGCTGCTATTGCTTTGACACGGGACACCCGCGTGGATGCCCGGTGGAGCATTGCACGAGAAAAATATACAGGAGGTGAGCCTGTGGCGCAAGTAAATCCATGTGTGCAAAATTGTCCGCAGCGCTCGGTGCTTTGCCATGCCGGGTGCGAGGCGTACAATGAGTACCACAAACAACGTGAAGCGGAAATGAAACGTCGCGCTCAAAGGGCAGATGAAGCGGGCTTTTATCACGAAGTGCGGCAGGCGGTAAAAAGAAAACACGAAAGGAAGATCAGATATGACAACAGATGAACTCATCAAGGCGCTTGAGCGCATGAAATCGGAGACCGGCTCGCTGGCAGACTCCTTGTGTTGCCTCGGTTGCGGGCATGAGCATAACTGCGGCGTGCATGGGTGTGCGGTTATTCGGGAGGCGATTGACCGCACAAGCATCGCCGAGTGGATACCGGCAACGCTTGAGTTACCGCCGGACGACCGGGAAATATTTGTGTTGACGCGCAGCAAAAACGGATCGCGAAATGTGGACAAAGGCTATTGGTCACTTGATCAGCAGCGATTTGTGCATCGCGGCACGGCGGAGGTAACGGACTGGCTGCCGATACCCGATTATCCGGCAGAGAGGAGTGAGGACAATGGATAAAATCATCTTGGTCGTGCTCGTAATCGCGGCGACGCTCACGGAGTGCATCGTGATGCGCAAGTCGCGGGAGTACAACGCAGCGGACAATATCGCCGGACTTGAGCGATGTGTAAAAGCCATGGTGGTGCTTGGCTTTGTGGGCATCGCCGCAGCGGTGGCGTTTGTGGCGATGTGATTTTTGAGGAGATGCGATGACAAAAGAACTTTTGGAACAATACCCCGACATCTGCGCGGAAATCGAAGAGCTGAAAGCGAAGGACAGCGCGGCGGTCAGCGACGTGGTGCAGGCAAGCGCGGACGAGTTCCCGTTCAACCTACACAACGTTACCGTGCAGGGCTTGCCGAACCCGAAACACGCAGAACGCATTCGGGAACTTGAAGTGCAAAAGGCGGAGGTCGAAGCGTTTGTGGGCAGGCTTGCCTACCGCCCTCAGAAGCTCGCCCGATGTGTCATGAAGCACGGGACGAGGTGGAACGTGGTCAGACGAGCGCTGAATGATTCAAAATCCGCAGATGCACTGCGAATGGAATTCAGCAGAATTTTTTCGAAAAAATTTTGAGTTTGTTCGCTTTGTTCGTCTATAATGATAATTGAGGAAGTCTACAAGGAGCAACTATGACACACAAAGAAGCTGTTATTTTATCCGCTTACACCGGCTTTTTGCTGGTCCACGATTTTAAGGACGTGCATCGCTTCTGCGAGAAGCTGCTCGGGCGCGCGATCTTCACGCACGAGTTCGCCGACCCGAAGTTTATGGGAAAGATCAGGACGAAGTGCGAGCCGCTCGTCGAGGAGATCATTCGGGATGCAGAGTGATTTCTCTTTACACGCCTTTGCAAAGCGCGTATAATTTGCACTATACGACCTCGGAGGTGCATTATGGCAAAGGGAAACAAAAAGCCGATTTTATTTATTTCTCATATCTCGGAAGAAAAAGAAGCCGCAAGCCTGCTGAAAGATTTTTTTGAGCACGCTTTCCTCGGTGCGATTGAGGTGTTCGTCTCCTCGAACGAAAAGAGCATCACCTACGGCGCGCGATGGCTGGACCGCATCACGAACGCGCTTCAAAGCTGCGACATCATGCTGGTTCTGTGCAGCGCGAAGTCCGTGCAGCGCCCGTGGATCAACTTTGAGACCGGCTTCGGCGGCGCGAGAGGCGTTGAGGTTATTCCGGTCTGCTATGCCGGGCAGGACAAGGGGCGGCTTCCGGCGCCGCTTTCGTTCTACCAGGGATTGAACCTGCGTGATGCCGGTGTTCTGGAGCTTCTGTTGGAGCAGATTGCCGAGAAAATCAACATGCACTGTCCACAAGCAGACTGTGCAGCGCTGGCGGAGCGGATTGGGAAGATAGAAGAACGATACATGTTCTGGGATGCCTGCAATGCTGCATTTGATGGACTTGAAGCGTGTATGCCGGGTATTATGCAAACGCTGAAGCAGCTTCCGGTCGGCGGGACGTATGAATTTGAGGTCGAAGGCACAGAGGAGAACCAGATCTTCAAAAAGCTTCGAGAAGGGTTCTTCGCAGACGGCTCGATCTTAGCGCTTTCGGAAGCAGAGGGAATGACTATTTACGCCGATTACGAAGTTAGCAAAGATTATATCGTCACCGTGCAACAGCGTTTCATCGATGAAATTGCCGGGAACGAGGAATTCAAGTACAAGTAAGTAAACAACAAAGAGGCACCTGCGCATTTGCGTGGGTGCTTTTCTTATGCCCGAAACCGAAAGGAGGGGTGCACGTGAAAAGAGAATATTGGGTGTGCCCGAGGGGCTGCAAATGCGTTTGGGCGGAATGCTTAGACGGCACATGCTTCTGTATGCTCTCTGTGTGCCCCTACACGGCGGTTTCGGACGGCGCGAGGGTAGCTTCACCTGTTGAGAGTGAAAACGGCGTGGAGAGCCGCATAGACGGCTCGGGGAGCGGGTGCGAAGATGAGTAATCCGCGATATGCGAACGGTACACTGCGCAGGAAACACCGTGCCAGACTGAAAGCCATGGGCGCGCCATGCGGGATATGTAAAGGGCGGTTCGGTCCGATACATTATGATGAGCCGAGCGACGCACAGCACCCGCTTTCGTTTGTAGTCGATGAAATTAAACCCGTAGCACGTTGGCGCGAATTTGGCTATGCTTCGGCACGAGCTGCGGCAGAGGATTGGGACAACTTGCAGGCAGCGCATTATTTTTGCAATCAGCAGAAGGGCGCAAAAGTAGGAAATCCGTTCGAGGAAAAGAAAGAGAAAAAGATATACCCAAAAATCAGCGACGGAAACTGGTGAGTTTGCCGAGGGTGGGGAGGGTACTCCCCGCGCCCGCATTGGCAACCCATCGCCGCCCAGCGCCGATTTACACACAGGGTATTTTTGAAAGGGGTGGCAGCGGCATGAAAATGAAAAGCATCACGGCAAAGGGCAGCCGGATAGAGCAGCTCAAGGAGCTTGCAAAAGTGCTCGCTGCCGCGATCGATGCGTGCATAGACCCGAAGGCGCTTCCGGCTATGGCGAAGCAGTACCGGGAAACGATACGGGAGATCGAAGAAATAGAGGGGGTGAGCGCCGATGGCGACGAGATCAGCGAAATCCTCACGAGCCGCGAAGCCGATGGGAAGCCAGGAGCCGTCCGAAAGAATCGCGCCTGAGTATGCAGCAAGCGACGGCATGGATGCGGTGAAACTGCTGCGCGTCGGCGGCACGGTGCTCGACCCATGGCAAAGCGACATCATGGATGACTGGCTGGGCCGCACACCGTCCGGCAAATGGGCAGCCCCCACAGCAGGCGGCAGCGTGCCGCGCCAGAACGGCAAATCGCTTTTGGTACAGGGGCGCGCGGAAGCCGGCATGCTGATGTTCAACGAGACCGTGATCTACACGGCGCACCTCCAGAAGACTGCGACGGAGACGTTTGAGGAAATGCGCAATTTCTTCGAGCACCCGAAGCTTCGGCGGTATGTTGCCGAGATCAAAACGGCGCTCGGGCGTGAGCAAATTATCTTAAAAAGCGGCGCGCGCATTAAGTTCCTGGCGCGAACCCGCAACGGTGGACGCGGACAGCACGGCGATTTGCTCATTTTTGACGAAGCGCAGGAACTGGACGAGACTGCGCAAGGCTCTTTTCTGCCTGCGATCTCGGCGAGCCTTAATCCGCAAACGGTTTACGTCGGCACGCCGCCGGGCCCCGATGCTGTGGGCACGGTGTTCCGCAATTTGCGTCAACGCGCATTGGACGGTGAGGCGAAACGTGCAGCATGGTTTGAATTTTCCGTACCGGAGATCGGCGACGTGACAGACCCGAAACGATGGGCGGCAACAAATCCGGCGCTCGGGCGACGCATACAGTTTTCCACCATTGAGGGCGAAGCGGAGCAGCTCGACCCGGACACGTTTGCGAGAGAACGCCTCGGGTGGTGGAGCCCGGTAGCGGCGGAGAATTTAGATTATGCCATTGACCGCAGAGCATGGGAAGCCTGCGCGAGCGTTGATGAAAAGCCCGAGGGCAAGACCGCCTACGGCGTGAAATTTGCGGCGGACGGTTCGGCAGTGTGCCTATGCGGCGCGGTGATTCCGAAGGACGGACCGGCACGCGTGTCGCTCATCGAGATGCAGCCCTCGGGGCGCGGACTTGTTTGGCTGGTGGACTGGCTTTCCGCCCGGTACGACCGCGCGAGCTGCGTTGTCATCGACGGGCGCAACGGGGTGGACGTGCTGGTCGAGCGCATCAAGGGTGTTTGGCGGGCGAAAAACGCCGTCATACGCCCGGGTGTGAAAGACGTGCTGGCAGCGGTGGGATTGTTTACAAATGCCGTGAACGAAGGCGTTTTGACATGGTACAAGCCGCAGGAGGCGCTGAACGAAAGCGCCGTGACGGCGGTCAAGCGCCCAATCGGCGGAGGGTACGGCTTCGGCGGCGAGAACAGCTTACCCGTGGAAGCCTGCGCCCTGGCACTCTGGGGTGCGAAGACCTGCAAGCGAGACCCGACGCGGAAAATGAGGATTGGATAGAGGTGAGACGATGATAACTTTGAATATCGGCACGGTGCCGGGCTTGAGCGCAGACGAACAGCAGAAGCTCATCGAGCTGCAAAACGTGTTTGCCTATCACCAGGACAAGAACGACACGAAAGACAAATATTACGAAGGACATATCGAGCTTAGCGACGTGAACCTCGGAATCGCTTTGCCGCAGGGTTTGAACAAGCTGAAGGTCGGCTGCAACTGGGGACAGAAAGTGGTGGATGTGCTCGCCGCGCGCAGTATGTTCGACGGATTTGTCGGCACGGCGGGCAGCTTGGACGGGCTCAGTAAGCTTGTGCGGGATAACGGGCTCATCGCGGAGTACGGTAAGGCATGCCGCGACGAGCTTCTATACGGCTGCGTGTTCGCGACGCTTTCCGCCGATGCAGACATCGGCTGCAAAATACGGTTTCATTCGCCTGCGACCGCCGCAGCTCTCTGGAACGGCGAAAAGGGGCGCATCGACTGCGGGCTTGCCATTATCGACACGATACCGGACGAGGAATACAGCAACGAGTGGGTGCCGAAGCTCGTCAACATGTACACAGCCGATGCGGTACTGGTGCTGCACCGTGAGCGCGACGGCTGGCGCGTGCAGCGCATGATGCACCGCATGGGTCGCCCGCTGATGGAGCCGATGATCTGGAGTGCGACGAGCGGCAAGCCGTTCGGGCGCTCTCGGCTGAAAAAGCCCATTCGCACTTTGATTGACGATTATATCCGCACAGTGGCAAACGCGACGATCGCGCTTGAGTTTGACACGACCCCGCAGAAGTACATTTTGGGCGTGACGGACGACCAGTATGACGCGATCGTATCGGATAAATTCAAGCAATACGTGGGCAGCCTTTTGGCGGCGACCAGCAACCCCGAGACCGGCGAAAACCCGGTGTTCGGGCAGCTTGCGCAGGGCAATCTTTCGCCCCATGTGGAAAAGATGCGCATGACCGCCACGCAGTTTGCGGCGGCGACTGGCTTGACCGTGACGGACGTGGGCGT